GTGTAAATATTAAATAAGTAGAGAAAATCCCTGAGTATGAGGTGTATCATTAACCAACTAAAGCAGATAAGATAGAAACAGCAGTAATAATAAGCAAAGATGATGTTGAAAAAGGTTTAGGTGGAATTTCAAAAATTGAGTATAAATATAATAAGTTTTTGCCAGCTAAGAAATTGGATGTTGATTAATTCTCCAAAATTATTTAAAATATGCCATCCAAGAATGAAGGATTTAGTAATAGAGTATTAGGACCAATTGTAAATAATTGTTATAAAACAACTGGCGAAGTAAAATCATCTAGAGCAATCTGTAATACTATAGTTAATAGGTTACTTCAACCAAGAATAGAACCTATATAAGTATATTAAAATTTCCTTAATAAAATTTAATTTAAAACAGAACTGGTTGAATAAATGAGCCTCAAGTAAATAGTTAATGGGTATAAAGGTTCGAAGAAGGCAAGATATGAAGCAGCTTACAAAGAATATTAAGAAAATCCTTTTAAAATATACTAATTGATGGACCAGGGAGGAGATATTTATAGGAAATGTTTCATTAAAAACGAACAGTTGTATAAATGCAACAATGGTTTAATAGAAGAATTCTCAAGTAGATGTATTTCTGGTGTTGCAAATTATTCAATTTCTTTATTATAATAATCATTCATAAAGAACACTAATTTAATGGTTAAAGATGCATTTAAATAAATAGGGGTATGCTATGCTAGTGGATATGATGCTGTATAAATAGGTGAAATAATGCATATGGAATTTAAATTAGGTTAACCTGATCAATATAAATACTTTTATGAGTTAGATTTTTCTGGTTTTGATAGTAGTTAAACAGGCCAACATTATAAAATAGAGCAATAGTGGTATGAACAAATGTTTTAGATTTATTAGAAAAATAATAATGAGTTTTATAATGATGGTGTTGACGTATATTAGAAAATAAAGGAAACATTTATTAAATAAAAAGATTCCATATTGTTGTTTGAGTTTGATAAATGGAGTAGTTTGAGGGTTCATTAGAAATATGGAAGGAAATCTGGAGATCCAAATACAAGTTTAGGTAACACAATAATTAACGCAGTAACATATAATAATATTTTTAAAAAGGAAGATAATTCAGTAGCTTTTATGTTGGGAGATGATAATTTATTTGCTTCAGATATTAATTATGATGAAAACTGGATTATATAAAAGTATCAATAATATGGTTTACAAGTAAAAGTAGTAAAAAGGAAAGGACCATATTAATCCAAATTCCTATAGTGTTACTTGTGTCCAGCCACAGTAGATGGCTTAGAAACCCATGTCCTTTATAGAACACCTGGTAGAGCAATGTTGTAGATGTAAAATTGCCCAATTGAATTTGAAACTAATTCAGATAAATTCAAATATATAGATTTATAAATAAAAGGAAACCCAATTCTATTAAGTATGTTCCCAGGAATTAAATACTACTATGAAAAAATGTAAAATTTATATATAAATGATGGAGTATAAACAAAGAAAGCAATTAATAAATTAAATGAAATAATAGAATAAAATGAATAAAAGGTTCATACATCGATAGGAAAACATTCAGTTAAATTTAATGAATAGTCTTTTAATGTGTTAAAACACATATATGGTGTAAATTGTTTCAACCCAATAGTTTATAAATAGGAAGTTGATGATGCTATAAATAATTTTAAGAAAGGTCAAATCTACAACAACTTTTCCTGTTTTGATTCATTCCTACCTACTATATGATATAGGATGGCCATAATATATCATGTAGTAAGATAAGAAGAAAATGAACAATAATAATAAATAACAATTTAAAAATAAATAAAATAAAAATAAAAATAAAAATTAAAATATTTAGAAGAAAAATAGTTTTCCTATAAACCAAAATTTCAAATAAACAATAGATTACAAATCTATGACCATCAAGCATAAAGAGCTAATTACTACAGTTGTTGGTGGAAATTTTTCCTAATTTACATGTAAAATATAACCAGGTTTAGATTCAACATTTCCTTGGTTATCTAGTATAGCTTAAAACTTTGAATATTACCATATTAATAATATGAGCTTTGAATTTATTTCAAATTTACCAACAACATCAAAGGGACTAGTGTATTCAGCAGTTGATTATAATGCTGCTGATATACCCATAATTAGTAACGTTCAATAAATTGCACAATATAGTGGTGTTAAAATTTCAAAAGCCTTTGATAGATAAATATTAAATGTTTAAAATTCTAAAACCTCAAAATAAAGGATGAGAGTTAGAGTATTACCATCTTTACCTTAAAATACAGCAATATAAGATTATGATTTAGGGTCTTTTATTATAGTTATTTCAGGAAATTCGGATGCTGGTGATATCGGTTAATTATTTGTCAATTATGATATAACATTTAGTGTTCCTTAACCATCATTAGATGATGGAGATGCTGACTATGTAGTTTCTGAAATGACAACTTCAACTAATCCAGAAAGCACTAATAACATATGGAAAACATTAACCGATAAAACTAAAAGTTTTATTAATATAAAAGATGGTTAAAATATAGATATAAAAGATAACATTTTAACATTTAATAATCCAGGAGATTATGAAGTCAATATTTAAGCCAAAGTTGATACATCTGTTACTACAACAGTGTAATAATAAATGATGGATGCAATAAAATTATTCACAAATTTTGGAACAGATACAGTTTCCGTTTATACAAGTGACGGAGTATAGATAGATACGGCAGAACCAGTTTGGACATTACTGGGTTCTGATTATGTAACAAATATAACCTATTTTGTACATGCACTGGCTGGATCAAAGTTAGCAATGGGACTTGCTAGTGCTGCCACAGCTTGGGCTGTTAGCAAAGTCAAGAGATTATCTCTTACCATTGCTCCATTGCCATCAAATTCTATCTGATGATAT